CACACAGGCCAAGTACGAATTCGTGGTAGACAACACGGGTGCCGACGACGACGACATTACCGCCAAGATTACGGTGAAATTCTCGGCTTCCGATGATGGGATTGACGTGTACGTTCCGGTGAATGTGAAGGCGCCATGATCACCCAAAACAACATGCCAAAGGAGCCAGAACCCACGGGGGGCTTGGGGGGCGGTATGCTCCGCGCCAGTGGCCCACGCGACACACGGCTACTTGAGCGAGCCCTGCGCGAACGCTGGCCCATTCCAGACCAATTCCGTGAACCGATCATCAACCGCCAGATTCGAATTGCGATGGACCCGGCATCGAGTCCGCGAGAAGCGACAAGTGCGGCCCGTTGCCTTGTTTCGATGGAGCAACAGAACGCCGACATCGCGCTTAAGATGCTCGACAAAATCGTACCGGACCAGCACAAGCACGAAGTGGAAGGCGAGATAGAACACCGACTGACGACGCAGGAATTGCTCGCCCAGCCCGATTATGTCGAATACCTACGAAAGCGCGAACAGAATAGCGACCCCCGCCTTGTTCGCACGAACGGTCACGCGGGAAACGGCAAACCCTTGGATGATGGCCACTCACGTAATGGCCATTGACCGGGAGCTGCACGACCTCGCGGCCGGCAGAAACAAACGCCTGATTATCCAGATGCCTCCGCGGCATGGGAAATCGGAACTATGCAGCAAGTATTTTCCAGCGTGGTATTTGGGGACGTTCCCCGAACGCAATGTCATCCTCACGAGTGCGACCGATGAACTTGCCTGCGACTTTAGTGTTGCCGCTCGCGACTTACTTAGCGAGTTTGGGCATCTGTTCGGCACAACACTGCGTAGCGATCGTGCAAGCGCACAACGGTGGCAAACGACTGGCAATGGTGGTTTACGCGCCGCTGGCGTTGGCGGCGCAATCATGGGACGCGGGGCCGACCTACTCATCATCGATGATTACTTCCGCAACATAGAAGAGGCGTTGAGCGAAACGATCAGACGCAAGATGTACCAGTGGTATCTCACAACCAGCCGCACCCGTTTGAGTCCGCAGGGCGCTCAGATCATCATTGCTACGCGCTGGCACTACAACGACCTTATCGGCGAGGTTCTGAAGACCGCAGCGATTACAGGCGAAGAGTGGCGGGTGGTCAGTTTTCCGGCGATTGGTACGGATGGCGCAGCCTTGTGGCCCGAACAGTGGCCCCTGTCGCTACTAGAGCCACAGAAACGCAGCTACTACGAATCCGGCTATCCGTGGATGTGGGAGGCACTTTATCAGCAGGTGCCGCCCGAGACGCTAGACAGCGAATTCCTGCCCGAATACTTCCGCGATGTGATGTGCGACGACTGGCCAGCGGACAGGCAGATTTGCGTGGTGGCGCTCGACCCCAGCTTGGGCGAGAGCGATAAGTCCGACTTCTCGGCCTTCGTGGCGGTGTGCAAAGGGAATGACGGTCTTTACTACATCGACGCCAACATTGACCGACGCCCGAGCAGCCAGATGGTCGAGCACGGCTGCCAATGGATGAAGCGGATTAAGCCCGACGCCTTTGGCTGCGAAAAGAATCAGTTTCAACGGCTTCTACTCCCATTGTTCGAAGAGCGATTGGACGAACTCAAGATGACCATGACGCAGGTTTATGGCATCAATAACACTTCGCGTGGGAGTCGGTTTGCGGACCAGAAGCGTACCCGCATTCGCTCGCTTACCAACCTGCTAGCCACTGGCAAGCTAAGGTTTCGCCGCTCGCCCGGCACGTCGCTACTCTTGGAACAACTCAAAGGATTCCCGGCTCACAAGCATGACGACGGTCCCGACGCCCTGGAAATGGCAATCAGGCTAGCGGAAGAGCTGTTAGACGGGCTCGGCCCGTTGGAACAAGACGAGGTATTGGTCGCATGAACGCCGTACGTGAAGAATCCGAACGGCATTTAGTTGGGGCGATGATGATAGCGCCGCTTTTGTTTCCAACTGCGGCCGTCAAGATTCGCCCGTGGGATTTTTCTTGCCCAGAGGCGCGGCTTGCATGGGAGGCAATGGAGGCTGTTTATGACAAATTCCTTACCCTAGAAACGATAAACGTCGTCCGCGAGTTTCGCGAGCTTGGCGGAAGTTGCGTATTCCTTTTGGAGGCGGGAAATAACGCGGTTTCGGAATTATGCCGCACGAACGGTCAAATGATGGATGCCGTGCGCGGTTGGATGTCGGAAATGTGTTCTAAATGAAAGGTAGAGAGATATGACAGATTGGGAAATTATTGAAAGAAAGGGTGTTGGTCGGGGCACGGCCTATGGCCCGAGCTGGGACAAATTTCCTGCGGTGGCAATAGTCAAGGGTGGCATTAGTTTTAATGCAAAGTTCTGTCAGGCATTTGTGAATGGTTCCGGTCAAGCCTTGATTTGTGTTGCAAAGGACGCGCGAAAGCTTGGAATCAAGATAGTGCCCGAGGGAGAATCGGCACCCGAGGCGTTTTCGATTCAGAAAAACGGTTCACATACCAATGCGAAGCGGTTAAACCTTAAGGCCATTCCGGCGAGATTCCCGGATTGTGTCGGATATGCTTATCGGGCACATACGAGTGCGGACGGAAAGGTGATTGAAGTCGAGTTGTCGCCGGAGAACCGATGCAAATGATAACTACAAAAAACAATACAACCGAACTTCGCGGATTGCTCGCCAGCCTATTATGCGGCCGCTCGTGCCCGAGCCAGAAGCTAATAGAAGACCTAGATGGTCGCGAGATAGTTGTCACGCCTTTTAATGGAGCGTACGGGCAGGCCGGAACGATTATCGCTCTTAATGGAAGTCCGCCGCGGGGCGTTATTGTTTGCTGTGAAACTCAGCAGCCCGCGGCCGATACATCGTTTCATAACAACTTTTATATTGGCGACGGGAGATCGCGTCGACTCGGCAGTACGCAAGCAGCGATAGTCAGGAAGTTTCTTGCTTGGCCTCAGTTCTTTACTTGTGCTGAACTGGCTGCGTATAAGGAGCCGCAAGTTGTTTCGATCAATGTCGACGAATACCTATTTCAGGAGGGCTATTCAATTCCATTTGATCGATGCACGGATGCGAGCGAAGTCGTTGAATGGGTGGCGCACATGTCCGAGAAGGTGTGGTTTACTACGCGACACGTTAGGCAATTTATCGCGCTCGTAGAGAAACAGAATCCAGGAATTAGAGCATACGGATGTTGAGTCCGCCTTAACCAATCCACGGGGCAGCCCCTCAATCGCCGGCCAGCGAGCGAACGGGTGAGCCAGTATTAAACGGCAGTTTCGGTGCCGAAACCACTGAACTGTCGTTTTTTATTGCGCTCAGCCCCTTCGAACTATGAAAAAAGCCGCCCCCAAGAAACCCACCACCGCCCAACGCCGCAAAGAAGCCGAGCATAAGGTAGCTACGCTCGCTGCGCATGCGGAAGCCGTGGCCCTCGAAAAGACGATCGCCCTCATGGAATCGCCGCAGCCCGTGGTGGTGCCGTGGACCGAGTACCCGGCATTCGACCAGTTCAACGGCTGGTATGGCATTTCACGCCCTTACTACTGGTCCAACCTCGAAGACCGTCAAGGGGGCCGCTATCGTCCGCTCTACGAGACGGACATGGACCTCCGTAGCATCCGTGCGGCCGGGCGGCGGCTGAAGTCACTCTTTCCCGTAGCGGCCGGGGCACTCGAAGCCCTGACGAACTACACGATCAAGGGGCTCGAAGTCAAAGTTCAGCCTAAGAAAAAACTCTACGCCCAAGACCCCAAGATTGCGGAAGCGGTGGGGGTAGTTCAGCGTTTGGTTGATGAGTTCCTGGAATGGAACAACTTCGCAAATAACCTCGATCGCGAAAGCCACAGCCTCTCGCGTGAGGAAGGCGAAGTATTCATGGCTCTCTACCCGGACGGTGATAACCCGCGATGCCGCGATCAGGTGCGGCTGGAATTCATCGACCCCGATTACATCCTGGCGCCGCTGGAAGAGCAGCCCTTAAACCGCCATCTAGGCTGTAGCCACAAGCTCAACTACTGGGATTTGGGCGTCCATACGCAATTCAACCCAGTCCTGAAACGTGACGACACAGCCCGTCCCTTGGGCTACCACGCCGTCTACGACCAGACCGGCGAGCAGTGGGATTATCTGTCGGTTAGTCGCGTTGAGCATATTAAGCGCAATGTTGGAATGACTGGAAGGCGTGGTGTTTCCGACTTCTACATCGTGCTGCAAGACATCGAAGCGGAGGCCAAGGTCCGGCGCAACACGGCAGAAGGCGCAGCGATTCTAGCAGCGATCGTGATGATTCGGGAGCACGCTGAAGGCACGAGTCGGCGGACAGTCGAGAACATGGTTTCCGGCAACTCGACGGGAGCCCGCAGCCAGTTTACGCCCAATGGAATCAGCACGGTCAACCAGCAACAAGTAGCGCCGGGCACGATCAAAGACACACCGTTTGGGATGAAGACAACCGTAGGCCCGATGGGCACGCTCAATCAGCCCATCTACATCGAAGTTGCCCAGTTCCTTTTGCGTACTATCTGGCAACGCTGGAACGCCCCGGAGTACATGAGCGGCGATGCATCCAATGCCAATTATTCCTCAACACTGGTAGCTGAATCCCCATTCGTGCGCGGCAGGGAGGCCGACCAGTTGTTCTACGGCTCGCATTATGAACGCCTGTTGTGGAAGGCGATGGGGATGTTTCAGGCATGCGGGAAGCTGCCTTATTCCGTGCGGATGCTCATGCAGTTCTTGGCGATTCGAGTCTCGATGGCTTCGCCGGCTTCGCGTGATCCGCTCGTATCGGCTCAGTCGAATGAAATCATGCACGAGGCTGGCGTACTGAGCAAGCGTACCTGGCAGATTGACGCTGGCTTGGACCCGGACGAAGAGACGGAGCAGATTGCGAAGGAACCGAAGCCGGAGCCGAAGCAGCCGTCGTCGCCATTCAGGATGTTCGGCGCGCCCAAGTTGCTGCCGAGTCCGAAGAAAGAGCACATCGAACAACTGCCTGATGGCAAGTTCCGGCTGTTGTCGCATGACGGCGAGAATCTTGGCACGTTCGATAGCTTAGAAGCCGCCCAGAAGCACGAGGCCGAAGTGATTTACTTCAAGTCGAAGGAATCGTTGGCTGATCGTGCATTGCGATTGTTGGAGGGCGTGTGATGAAAGGCCATATCAATTACTTCCGGTTGCTGTGGCTCGTGAAGTGTTGGCTTTCTGACTGTACGCGAGAAGAAGTCGAGCACTTGAGCACATGCGAATGGTGCCAATTGCAGGTCTACGCAATCGAACATCCGAAAAATGACCCAAACCCTTGACGACATTCGCACCAGCGGCGAAGCCAAACTACTCGCCATCTTGAAAGACGCCGACGCGGAAGTGCGGCGGCTCTTGATGCAGGCTCTGCGCCAATACCAGAGCGTCGACCGAATCCCGCAAAGCGTTTGGGACCGCGTGAAGGAACACTACGCGGACAATGAGCGATTGACCGCCGCACTCTTCCTGCTCTTTGTGGCAGGTGATGAGT